ACCAATACCTGCGGCAAAAGCATCATCACCATCTGCTCTAGAAAGCCCCAAAGCGACTGCCCTTGTGTCCGTGGCTTTAGCCCCACTGCCAATCGCAACAGCATTTGCACCAGTAGCCGAAGGTGCTGTTGGGCTGCTTGGGTTCTCAGCGTATAGTTCAAGGGCAGAGCCGCCTCCAGAGGGCGTAACCCACTGCGTATTAAAATCTGTTGCATCAATCTTGGCAAGGATTTGACCCGTAGTGCCACCAACGGAAACACCTGCGCCCGTTGCGCCTGTGCTGCCTGTTGAGCCTGTACTGCCAGCGGGGCCTGTGTCTCCAGTAGCCCCATCGGCTCCGGCTGCGCCAGTCGCACCAGTCGCCCCCGTATTGCCCGTTGGGCCCGTTGGGCCTGCAACTGTGCTATCTGCACCTGCGGGGCCTGTCGGCCCGGTGTCTCCAGTAGGACCCGCTGCGCCTGTGGCTCCTGTTGAACCAGTTGTCCCGGCGGCACCAGTGTTTCCCTGAACACCTTGTATGCCCTGTGCGCCGTCATTTCCCGCCGCGCCTGCCGATCCGGTGTCGCCTGTCGGACCCGCTGGTCCCGTAGGTCCTGTAGGCCCCGTTGGGCCTGCTACCGTGCTGTCCGCCCCAGCAGGTCCAGTTGGGCCTGCTACGGTGCTATCTGCACCTGTCGCGCCCGTTGCACCTGTCGCGCCTGCATCACCCGTTGGCCCAGATGGTCCGGTCGGACCCGCTACTGTGCTGTCCGCGCCTGATGGGCCAGTTGGGCCGGTTGGGCCAGTTGGGCCAGCCACAACGCTGTCAGCGCCAGCGGGTCCAGTCGGCCCGGTCGGACCAGCAACCGTACTATCTGCGCCCGCCGCACCCGTGTCACCCGTGTCGCCCGTGTCGCCCTTAATGCCTTGGATGCCTTGCGCACCTGTTGCGCCTACTGCGCCATCATTGCCGTCCGCTCCAGCGGCTCCAGTTGGCCCCGTTGCGCCTGTAGGTCCGGTTGCACCAGCGTCCCCTTGTGGGCCAGCGGGTCCTGTGGGTCCTGTAGGCCCGGCAATCGTTGAATCAGCGCCTGCGGCTCCCGTATCGCCCGTATCGCCCTTAATGCCTTGGATGCCTTGCGCTCCGGTTGCTCCAGCGTCTCCCTGAATGCCCTGTGAACCCGTTGCTCCGTCATTTCCCGCTGCGCCAGTCGAACCAGTCGAACCAGTTGACCCCGTTGGCCCTGTCGGCCCGGTGTCACCAGTTGACCCCGTTGGGCCTGTTGGCCCCGCAACCGTGCTATCCGCGCCAGTCGCCCCTGTCGGTCCGGTGTCGCCTGCTGGGCCGATGTTGCCCTGAATGCCTTGGGGTCCTGTAGGCCCGGCAACCGTTGAATCAGCGCCCTGCGGCCCCTGAATGCCAACGGTGACAACAACGGGCGGCGCGGCTTGCTGGACGACAACGGCAGTCATCGTGTCACCTCTTTGCTCAGAATCACATTGCCCTCAAGCCACCGGGATGCACTGGTTGAGCTTGTGACAAGCTCCAGATCGTAAACGCCGTTTGACGTGAGCGTCTCGGTTTCTTCTGCTGTCAAAATCATTGTCACGACACCGGTAGTTCCGCCGAACGTCAGCCGCCCGTTTTCCGTCGTCAAGGTCATCTGCGCGTCGGGTGAAGACTGAGAGTCCCTGATCTGCATACGTCCGGTCAGGTTCGTCAGAATAACCGGATCGCCGTCAACCTCTTGCAAGAACGTGATTACTTGGCTGAAATCCGACCCTTGGTATATTTTCAGATCAACGCGCGCTGGAACAACAGTCATTTGCTTACCTTCACCATCCAAGATATTACATAACCAACAGGGTCCATCGGGATAACTTCCTGCACCGGCCAATTTGCTCCGTCGATCGTCAGCACGTCCGAGGTGCTAGGGGTGATCGTGACGCCGTGATTGACCAGCGAATAGACCAACTCGCCCGCGCCCAACGCCAGCCCGGTCCGCTGCATGTAAGCCTGCCCTGATGACGGCTTGGCCGTAAAGGTGTGGTTAACCGGTGCGCCTGGCGTAGGGTTCCATTCCGGCCCCGTGGGCTGCCCTGTGCGGGTGATGGTCACATAGACTGCCCCGGCCTCGGCATAGGCCGCTGCTACCTGTGCGGCAATGGCGGCCCCGCTCATACCAGCCTCGGGCCGGTCGAGTAGCCGTAAAGCCCACCGTTGATGCATTGGCGCAGCATGGTTTCAATTTTGGTGGATCTTGGGATGGACGAGCCGCCCTTGCTGGCATCACCCGTCACGGTCCATTTTATATCGCCCACGCCGACAAGAACCTTCTGTTCGGCTGGCGTGTATGTCTTACTCCAGATGCCGGGTGTTGCTACCTCAGAAATCGCAGCCTCGTACGCAGCCTCGACGACATTGTCGCTGTCAACCGTGCAAGTTGATCCGTCCAGATATGTAAATTGTATATAATCTGACGCCCGGACCAGTGCCTGCAAGGTCGCGGCGTTGTCAGCGATTACCGTGCCGCGCGCCCCGGCATATGCGATCAGTGATGTGACGGTGCCGATCATGACTGTTCACTTTTTGCTTGGACGACCTGGGCGGTCAGGCATGGTCTGCAACTCTGCGAATGTCAGCCCGACAGCCTTGTAGCGGGCAACGTCTGCATCGCTTAATGGATTGTCCAGCGTCTCGGTCTTGCCCGGGTCGATGATGACGTGACCGCCCGCAATGCGGACGGCCTTTGCACGGGCGGTTGGGTTCCCGATGATCATGTCAGCGTGCCCTTGCGCAGGACGCGCGGCTGCGAACACATGTAGAGCGGATAGCTGTAAAGCTCACCTTTTGCCCACATGTTCCGGTCACGGTCCGGAATGTTCATGGCGTAAAGCGGCTGACCGGGGGTGTTGACAAAACCAGCTGATTCCAGCGGCGAATATGCCACTTCGAAAACGTCTGCCGCGCCAATCGGGAAGAACTTAGCTTCTGCCGTCGGGATTGCAACGGTCGAGTTGTCATCCGTCCCGCGGTAGTTGTGAAACGTAATGCCGCCGATTGTAAACGCCTGGAAGATTCCCGCCTGCGATGCCGCCAAAGACAACGCAGCTTGCTGGTTCAAGTAAAACTTTTCGACGTTGGGATGACTGATAAGTGCGTCATAAAACGAGTCACCACAAAGCGCGTGGATCGTGGCGCCGGCAAGTGAACCTTTACCCGACCGAATCATGCTGCGCGAAATAGCATTGCAGATGCCGATCACGTCAGTCGTGGTAACGTCAAGCTCAAAACTGGTCGCAGCCGGGATCGCCTCGTTGAACGCGGTGGCATAGTTGTAGATCACGGTGCTGCCATCGGCATCCAGCAGCAGACCTTGAAGCGCACCGAGACGGTGATGCTCGTGGGTCAGTTCCATGTCGGCCCGGATCCGCATCATTCGGGTATTGAACTCGGCCTGAACAGCCATCAGTTCGGTTTCGGTGCTGCTGGCACGAATGCCGTCCAGCTCAGCCGCGTAAAGTGTAAACTGCTTTGCAAGGCGAGTGGTTTTCAGCGCAACGGCGTCGCGCGTCGTGCTGCCAAGCGACTCAGGCGGTGCGCCGTCTGCCGATGTCGGGATCAGCGTAATGCCGCCTTCGGTGCGATCAACAAAGATGTTGCGCGTCCGAACCGGCTTGGGGGTGAACAGATTGAGCGAACCCAAGAGCTGCGGAACATATGGCATTTTCTGGACGAACCCGGAAAGGGAAGTCGTGGAAAATGCCGAGTTGTTAAAAACGTCCATAGTGGCCATGTTAATTACTCCTTCAGCGCACAATGATGCCGAGTGCAGCAAGTGCTACATCGGCGGCAAGAATAGCAGCGTCGTTTGCTGCAGGATCGTAGGTGATCTCCGTTTTGACCACTTCAGCGTCACGGAGAACCACAGTGGCAGCAACGTCAATCGCGCTGTCTGTAGCGTTGGTCTGCGGTACCAGAAGCAGACCGGCGGGGGTTTGAGAACCGTTGGTGGCTGCCGCAAGCTGCGTCACGAACTTTCCGCTTGCTGTGATCGCGCCCACGATTGTGCCGGGAACAATCGTGCTGGTCGCCGGGATGGTCAAGGTCACTTCCTGACGCGACCGGACACCATTGGATTCGGACACCAGGAATGCGTAACCGCGTGTGCTTTCAGTGAGAATTGTCATGTCTTATGCCCCTTTCGCTGGCAGGAACGACGACCACGCGTCATTCGATACGACTTTCAGGCCGCCCTTGACGCCATCAGCAAAAGCATCAACGGGCTTGGCGTCCTTGGCCAGCGCCTTGAACATGCCCATGATTTCGGCGTCACTGGCGTCTTTCACCATGTCATCGCCATACGCGCTGGCAACAGACGCCTTACGCAGATCAGCGTCGCCCACGTTTTTGCTGTCAACCGTTGGTGCAATGGCTTTGACCATGGTTTCCAATGCCACCCGATCCGCGACCATCTGGGTCATCTTCTCAGGGGTGAGCGCGGCGTCGGTCAGCTTTTTGGCGTCAGCCTTCAGCGTGCCGATTTCCTCATCCTTCTCAGCAATGGCCACTGTGGATGCAGCAACAGCAGCGGCCTGAGCCGTGGCGGCGTCGGCGATCTGCTTTTGCAGCTTTTCAAGCGCCTGCGCGCCTGCGTCGGTCGTGACAACGGAAAGCCCGTCAATCAGGACTGTCCGCGTCTGAATGGCGTCTGCCATGATTGCGTCCTTTCGGTCGTTATGTGGGGAAGCGCCCCACGGCACATGCGCGCCGTCACTGACACGTAATTGATTGCCCCCGCGCGCTTCCCGCACGACAGCGACATGGTTCATTCGGAAGTCTGACATGATCGCGTCATAGGGTTCACCGCTTGGCGATACCCCGTCAATCATTTCAATTTCAGCGGAATATCCCATCGACAATTCCTTGGGTCCGTCTGCCGACTCGATCAGCCTTATGGCCGCCGCGTCTCGGAATACCAGCGGCACGGTGACAAACTCACCGTCACGCAAAATGCCGACCGGATCAATCTCACCAACGGCCAGGTCTTTCCAACTGTCAGGCGTCACACCGTTTTCGGGGTGATCAATTGTGATTGGCTTGCGCGCGTAGCTGTTGATCGCGTCTCTGGAAAACACCTGATCGTCAGGCCGGTAAACTCTGACGATATTTTGATCAGCAAAGCCCATTTCAGAGCCAAGGTATTCCTGCACATTGCTGCCACGGGCAACGCGCGCAATGACGACAGCTCCGTCATCGGTCCGTTTGATCTGGCCAGTGACAGGCATCGCATCGTTGAAATTCATTCGTCCGCCCCGCCATTCTCGTCAAAATACTCAGCCACGTTGATTTCCAAACCGGGCGCAAGGCCACTCTCCGTCAGGCTATTTACAAGCGACTTTGCAATCGCTTCCTCAGGCACAACGTCCATATCATAAACGACTTTGAAAGTATCTGCAATGATTTTGCCAGTCTCGGCACGTTCCTTTATTGTAGGTTGCCACAACGGCCGCCAATTGTAAAAGATTTCGGGCGGGCGACTGCCCAGCGCCGAGCGGAGCAAACATTCATCCAGGATGGCCGTTGCTGGTGTAAGCTTCAAGGTCTGAAGCACCTTGACTCGGTCGTAGTACCCTCTGGTGTCGGAGTCTCCGCTGGCATTCAATCCGCCCGGCGACATACCAAACAACAGCGTCATAGGGATCGAGGCCGCTGCGCTGACCATTTGCATAAACCGGTCCATCAGGTCGGGTAGTGTTGTAAAGCTGGCACTCTTTTGCTCGTATTTGTCGGCGATGTCCATAAGCAACGTGCCGTTGATTCCTTTTCCGGCAGACGCCAGAGAACCCCGTTTCAACACTTGATTTTCATATTCCTGACCGCCCGTTCGCAACCCTTCAGTGAAACCAGTGATAGAAATCACATCAACTTTAGCCTCAAAGACAAGGCTTGCCACGTTTGCAACGGTTGCGTCCAAGTTGCGCACGTCCGTCAAAACTGCCTGTAGGACCGGATCCCCCCACCCTAGGTTGTAGCCAGAATATCGCTGGTCAGGAAGTTCGTCGCCCTCTAAAATGACAAGTCGCGTCGGGTGAATAACCAGCAGACCGCTGATTGTATTGAGGTGGTAAAAGTCAGGTTTTCCATAATTTGTTGAGCGCGGATCGGTTTCCAGAAGGCCGGCCATAAGGTCTTGACGGCTCAACACTGTCAGGTATTTCACGCCGCCCAGACCGATGCTTTCAGGATTGAGTGGCGTTGTCAGGTCATCATCACCTGTGCCGATGAATATGGCCGAACCGCCAAACAGTCGCGCCCTCTTGCTGCATTTTAGCAGTTTGGATTGGAACTCCAAGCGCTGTTCTTCGGCCTCAATGGCTGTGATTTGTTCTGCCGTAGCCTGCCATTCGCGCCATTCGCGCAGGCTGTCCTCTGCCGGGAGGTCAACGATCTTTCGCGCCACCGCAGAACTGCGATACATCGCGACAAGCTGGTTCTCATCAATCTCAATCAGATTGTAGGTTGACGCGGCCGCCTTGTCCCGACTGGTGCCGAGACGTGAAACAAGATTGACAAGGCCGTCCACGATATTCAAAAAATGCCCTCCAAGGAATTACGTGGCCCGGATGCCAGCATATCGAACGCGCGGGTCGCGGCGTCAATTTGGTCTTTGAATTTGCCCATAGGGAATGTAGCAGCCTCGTCCAAAAAATCACCATTCCAATCGCCTGCCACAATGTCCACGTTCCCGGCCTCGACCTGTGCCGCTAGGGGCATTGCGCGCG